TCCACGAGATGCAGCGTCGTTACGCCCCCCTGGTCCGGGTGCTCCCGTCCGTTCGCTGGGGATCGACTGTTTACAACTTCAACCAGCGGACGCAGGTAGCTGCGGGCGGCGCCGTCACCGACGGTGGCGCTCGGCCTATCAGCACGTCCACCTACGCCCAGGTCCCCGTGACGATGAAGAACTACCAGATCGTGGGCGGTGTCACGGGTTACGCCGAGGCAGTGACCGCGGACCTGATCGGGTCGCTGCGGGCCAAGGAAATCCAGGGCGCCAGTAGGGGCCTCATGTGGGACGTCGAGACGGACCTCGTGTGGGGCAACGCCGCTTCGACCCTGAACGGTCCGTACCCCCACATGGACGGCTTGGACAGCCTCGTGAACATCGTGGGGGGTGGCGCGCCGAACACGATCGCCTGGGCCAACGCCGCTTTCGACTTGGGCCTGTTCGACCAGATGATCGAACTTGTGGAGACGAACTCGGCCGAGTACCCCGGTGCTTCGACCAAGTACGCCTTCGTGGTGAGCTCGACGGTCGATTCTCGCATCGCCCAGCTCCTCACCAACCAGCAGCGCTTTATCGCTGCCGACCATGGGGCGCTCACCAACGTCGAGGTCGCCCCCGGTCTCATCGTGGCGAGTTACCGCAACATCCCCATCATGAAGTCCAGCTTCCTGAACCCGCGCACGAACACGATGGGCACTGTAACGGCCACCACGACGGCGACGGGTGGCGGCATGCCGGCCTCGACCACGTACAAGTACATGGTTAGCGCCGTCATCGCCCGCTTCGGCGAGATCCTGGCTTCGGCTGAGGTCAGCCAGGCAACGGGTGCGGGCGTGGGCGTCAACCTCATCACCCTGGCCTTCACACCTCCGTCGGTGACCACGCTCGGCCAGACGCTCTCGCCCACCCATTACAAGGTGTGGCGCACTGCGGCCGCCGGCGGGACGGGCACCGAGTCGCTCCTCGGTTTCGTCGACGCCAACGTCGGGCTTCAGAGCGACAACATCACCCCGATCCCCACGACCTCCATCGTGGACACCGGCGTGACCCTGGTCCCCCAGAACGGCTCGACCGTCCCGGCGACCTACCCGGCCGCCTACGTGGGCACCAACACCGGGTTTGCTCCTCCGGCGACGGGCCAGCAGAACCTGTACCTGCTGCCACTCGACCCGGACCTGCTCATCCGGCCCTACGTCCGGGAGTTCCAGACGGTCAACGTCTACCCGACCACGTCCAGCCCGGACAGCCTGCCGTTCGCCTTCGTGGACGACAACTGCCTGGCGGTCCGGGACCAGTACTTCCTGGCCCGGGCAACCAACGCCCTGGTCACACTGGCGGCCTAATTCCCCACCCCGGGACCGGCCGGGCGCGCGCCTCCCTCGTGCGCCCGGCCCTCGGGCCTTTCCTCTAGGAGCACATATGCCGCAGAACTCAGGCACCGCCCACAGCCCGTTCAGCGACCGCGCCGAAGTGGCACGCCAACACGCCGAGGCCGCGGTGATGCTTGGCAAAGTCGCCCGTAGCCCGTTCGTGGGCGAGGCCGTAGTCGAGCCCGAGCACGAGCCCGCCGAGCGCCACCATCCCCCGGTCGGTGACGACCCTCGCAGACGGAGAAACACGTGACCCCAATCCTTGACCTGAACGCCGCCGTGGCCGCCCTGGTGGCGCAAGACGCCGACCTGCAAGCTGCCATCGTGGCTGAGGACAGCGCCGCCATCGAAGCCGCCGCGTCCCGCATCAGTTCCACCACCGTGGTGCTGAAGACCGCCGCCGCCGGCATCCCCGTGCCCGCTGCGCCCGTGGTGGCGCCCGTCGTCCCCGTGCTGGTGCAGACGTACGACCCTGACTCCAAGCTGCCCCTGTACGCCTTCGTCGGCTCTTCCCGCACCATCGACGCCCTGAGCTGGGTACCGGTCAGCGACGTGACGGGACCCCACGGCCTCCGGTTGTTCACCTACGCCGAGGACAAGGCCGGCGAAGAGCCGACCGGCACAGGTGGCGAGTTCGAGCCGTACACCGGCGAGCTGTGGTCGCCCGGGCCCTTCGTGGTGCCCTCTCCCGTTTTCGCTGGTCCCTCCATCGAGCTCTCGTCCGACCGATGACCCAGGAACCCGTCACCCGCAACGTCCCGCCCCCTCAGGAAGCCACCCACAACCCTGCCCCTGTGGTCCAGGGCGAGTTCGCCGAAGTCGTGCCGGCCAACTTCCCCCAAGGTGGCACAGCTCCGTCGCCATTCACTGAGGTCGTCGAGGTCGTCGTGCCGTTCACTGGCCACCCGGTAGTCGAGGTCGACGAACCCACCGACGAGATCTACGAAGGCGTCGTCACAGCGGATGCCGGGCCCGGGCCGGCCAGCGAGCCACTGGTCCCGGCCTGGTCGATGCGCTCCAGAGGTGCCGCCGTGCCTGCCGCCGTGCCTGCCGACGTCGCGCCGACCGAGACCACCACGCCGTCCACCGTGTTCCCCGAGCCGCCCGACAACGGCGGAGTTGTTGCCGTCTTGGACGCCGAGAGCACCGAACCGGGCGCAGGGTAAGCAGAGGGAGGCGGCATGGCCATCGTCAGCACGGTCCCACCGCCTCTGGCGAGCGCGGCCGACTTCAAGCGCTTCTTTCCCGCTCTGTGCCAGCAGGGCGTCGGTGCGGACCCGCTGGCCGTGGAGCAGCTCATGGTCGAGGCCACGGCCGCTATCGAGGACGCCGTAGACCGCCGGCTGGCTCCCTTCACGAACGTGGTGGAGTCACACCGCCTGTTCGGTATCGACCCCGACGAGTACGGGGCCTCTACCGACAGCCCGCTCGACATCTACGGCTCGCTCGGGATGTCCCAAGCCGCCGCCTACCAGTCCGACAACCTGGTGCGGAAGTTCTGGCTCGACCAGGCTGCTCCGCACTACACCGAATTGTGGACGTACAGCATCACGTCCATAACCCTGCACCTCACCTTTGGGTCGCTCATCAGTGTCGACACGGGATCGCTTGAGGGCCCTTACCCGGACACTGGCGAGGCCCGGATGCGCTTGGGCACCTTCGCGCCCGAGGGCACCAACATGGAGATCGTCTACTCGGGCGGCTTCACGGTGGCCATTCCTCCCTCGTTGCAGCGCCTGTGCCGCTACCAGGCGGCCAAGATGCTGATGCTCGACAAGGAACCCCAGCTCCGCAAGGAAATGAACTTCGACGAGATCGAAAAGCAGATCGACAAGCTCATGAGCGCCTGGGCTCGCTCGTGAGCACGGGCTACGAACCGCTGGCGGGCGGGGCCGCGCTCCAGAAGCAACTGGACGCCATGGTCGACCGGGCCTCCGACTGGGAGCCGGCCTTCGGCGCAGTCATCGAGTCCTTCCACGCCATAGAGAAAGCACGCTTCAACGCCAACGGGCCGGGCTGGCTGCCGCTGGCCGAAGCGACCATCTCCATGACTGGCAGCTGGGCGCGCACCAACCAGAACTTCGACGAGATACTGCAGGACACCGGCGTGCTGATGGCTTCGATCACCAGCGAGGGCGAAGGCTCCTACTCGATCCTGACGCCGTTCTCGGTCGAGGCGGGCACCACCGTGCCGTACGCGCATTGGCACCAGACGGGCGGCTTCCGCCTGCACGCATCGGGCGCCGGCTGGCCGCCGCAGCGCAAGATCGTCGACTTGGACAGCGGGGCAGCCGAGGCGTGGGCCGCCATCCTGGAGGGCTGGCTCATGTCCGGCGAAGTCGAAATGTCGGCGCTCTAGTGGACACCACCTGGCAGGGCTGGGACCTCAGCTATCTCCCCGACGTTTTCGGGGCGCTCTACATGGGCGGTTCTGTCGAAGTGGCCCTGCGCCGCACGCTGCAAATGTGGCTGCCGACCTATATCGCCGAGATCAACCGCCAACTCGAAGGCGACTTCCTCGCCGTTCCCCAGGACTACCTCTACCAGCCGACGGAGCGCACCATCGACGCCGGCACCGCTCAGGTCATGGTCGTCGTCCCCGGGACCATCGGCACGCCTGCCCGCTCGGCCGGCACCGGCCAGAACGGCGCGACCCGGACCACCTTCGACGCCCGAGTGAGCGTGTTCTTCGGTGGCACCGAAG